GACATAGACCATTCTGGGAATTTTTCATCCCACATTTCAGAAACTAATGTAGTTCCGCCTTGTATTAGACTATAGCTCACTTGTTAACAATCTCCCCTTAACACTTCTTTTATAAATATCCTCATCTGCCAAAACACGTGTATAAGCTACCGGTTTGCTTTTGATAGTTCCTATTACTGCATCTAACTTAGAAGCTATTTCGTTGAATCCGCTTCTTGTATTGGCAGCAGAAGTTACGTTTACATGCTCTCCACTCTCCACCATTATAGGGAAACTGTCGTTGGGATAGCCAGAAGGCACAACAAAGTCGTTCATTCCGCTTGCAGCCCTTACCGGTGTTCCTGCATTGTTTTTAACCGAACCGCCATTATGGAATAATCCACCGAATAAATTCCCCTCACCAAACATACCAACACCGCCAGGAGCGCCAAATAAACTAAATAAGCCAGAAACAGCAAAATCAGCAGCCATTCTTTTTAGCATATTTTTCCATCGGTCTTCTATATTATTAAATTGACCGTTAAAAGACTGGTATAAAACGTCTGATATTTGAGAAGCCCAAGCCTGAGCCTGTGTGGTCATATTGGTAAAAGTTTCTTTTGATTCTTCGTCTAAGAGACCCATACTCTCTGCAAGCTCTTTATTATGTTCTATAATTATTTTATTCCACTTAGCTATTTGTTCTTTTTTATATCTTTCTTTTTCTAAGGCCTCTATATATCCGGCAAATGTAGTTTGTGAGAGATTTTCAACTTTAGGGACTGGTATTGCAGATGGTTCATAACCAGAAGGTATAATTTCATCACGATTTAAAGCTGCTAGTTCTGATAATAGTCTTATTTGTTCGCCTACATTAATGTTTATACCACGTGTTGAGTCAATAAAATCAAGCTGCTTGAATCTAGCTTCACCCATAGCTTTGGTATATCCTTTTAGTATTCTATAAGCAAGTTCATCAGCTTCTGTGAAACTATCTAATCCATGTTCGGCAGCAAATAAAGCTCTTCTAAATTTATCAGTCTTTTCATAACCATCTTCGATTAGTTGATTAAGCTCTTCTTGCCTGTCTAGCCCAAGTTGAGATGGCATTAAAGCCATTAACGCAACAGATAAAGGTTTTGCTGCTATACCAAAATATTTTACATGTTTTGTTCCTGTTGCTATCTTTTTTATAAAATTAGCCCAAGCACCACTAGTGGCGATTAAAGACCGTGCTATTTTAGGTAATATAAAGAATGCACCTAAAGCAAGACCAACATTTTTAATAGATTTTCTGTTTTCTACAGCTGCATTACCAAGGTCAATTAATGATTCAGCTAAACTACCCATTGATTCGGCAAGTGCTTTAATCTCACCTGTTTTTATTTTTTCACCAATAAACCTTTGTAATTCATCGGCAACGTCTGAAACTACTGGTAACAGCTCATTTCCTATTTCAGCACGCAATCTAAAAAATTGGTCTCTTAAATTAGAAACCTTACCAGCAAATGTCTCATTTACAGTTCTTTGCATTAGATTATTGAACTTACCGCCCTCAGAAGTCATTGCTATAAAAGCGTTTTTAACATCGGCAAAACCTATCTTACTTTCAGACACCATTGCAGTAATTTCCTGCTTGGTTTTGCCCATAGAATTAGCAAGAGTTTCAAGTAAGGGAACACCTGAGATTGCGAAGTCTCTAAGTTCTCTACCTGTTAACTTACCCTGTGACTTTACTTGGCCAAAGTTAAGAGCCAATCTTTGTAGCGGAACACCTAAACCAGCGGCAGTATCTCCAAGCATTTTCATAGTGGAAATAACGTTTTCAAGCTCTATACCCATACCCATAAGTTGTTTAGCATTGCTAACCACGTCTGGTAAATCAAAACTAGACTGCATTGCAAATTCTGATAATTCTTCCATTATTTGTTTAGCTAGTTGAGCAGAGCCAGTCATCACTTCAAAGCTTAACCCCCATTGTTGAACAGAGGCAGCCGCCCTTACAGAATCACGTACAAATCTACCAGCCCCATAGGCACCTATTGCTGTTAAAGCAAATTTAGCAACTAATATTTGATTACGCAAAGTACCGAAACTTCGTTGTAAGCCATTGGTTCTATGGCGCATATTAACAAACTGTGTCCCTGTTTTCCTGGCAGAGCGTGAAGTTTGTTTAAATTCACCCTGAGTCCTGTTTATGGTTGCGTTTAATTTATTCAATGCTCTTACAAGTTCATCAGTATCACGTTTAGCTTTCTTGCTTTTTAAGTTAACTGAGATGGTCATCTGTTTTTTAGAGCCAAGCATTATTTATCCTTACGTTTACGTTTTTCTGCTTCATTATAAGCCTTTATTATAACTGGTTGACAGTCCATTAACCATACTGGCTGGTTTAAGTAGCTGCCAGGGAATACGTAATCCCTTGTGTCCCTGTTCCGATAAAAGAATTCTATTGCTATATCTATCCATCTGGGTATCTTTCTATAGTTTTTGTCGCATACATTCCTAAATTCACAGTTATTACAGAAGAGTTTCTCGCCTATCTTGCCACCCAACAATTCTGGTATAGTATCTTCTGAATTGTTGAAATATAGCTGGGTGGCTGTTTTTAGTTTTTTAGGTTTTTATCCTTATTTTTATCCCAACGATTATCGTGTTCTATAATGGCATTGGCCAGAGCTGAGAAGATATCATCAGGCAATCTTTCAATTACATCCTCTGTAGGTTTGTGTTTATCGATATTCCACCCGCATTTATCATGTCCACTTAAAGCCTGCCTTATCCTTATTATAAGGTATTTAGTGTAATTCTGTGATGGCTGTAGTTTACCATCAATAACACGCCACTTCATAGCTCTCTCTTCAAGTTCAGCTTCATCTGCTCGTGTCTTTGCTTTAATTGTTGCAATTAGCCCAGTTTCTTTATCCTCTATCGTTTTAAAGAAAGTAGGTTGTTCATTTACTAATACACATTTCATATTGCCTCCTGTTTATCGTAATTAACTTACTGTTATTGTTATAGCTGTATTGCTTGCGTCACCCATAAGCATTTTAGTAACATCACCAGTATAAATACATTTATCATCATCTGGACGTGAAAATGATGTATATTGACCAAACGTAGAAAAAGCCCAGCTATTAACACCATCTGATAAAGTAAATGTTTCTGGTGCTAGCATTGCAGTATACATAGAAGAATTAATATTAACGCTTGTAGCCATACTATATATATAGGTGTAACTTAATTCACCCGATGTAGAGCAGACAGTATCAATTGTTCTGGTCTGGCTGTTCTGGAAACTAATATCATCATCTGCAAACTCATTAGTTAGAGTTAAACTAAATGTATTGAAATTAGTTATTGCGGCATCAACAAGACTTACACTTGTTATATCCTGGAATAAGAACGGTGTCTGGTTTGGATAAGTAACATCTGTAATAGTTGTTAGTGTTAATGTACTAAAATCTGAATTATCTGTAACAGATTTAGCCCTAAATGTTGCCTCATAACCAACATATTCACCGTTTCTGTTTATAGTTAAACTTTCCATCCTACATCCAACAGCCTTAATACCATCACCTGCGTCGTCTGAAGAAGCAGGATAAGCCTGCATAATGGTATAACTAAAACCGCCATCGTTTGTTTGCCAACTATAAGCAGAAGTTGCCTTATTGAAATATGCCTGTAAAAGCCATTCGTGGTCTGCTGTTAAAACACCCCTTAAAGTAACCGTTGGTGCTTTTCTGCCTTGTTTAGATTCATTAGACTGTGGCTCTAATGTCTGTGTTTTCTGTGGAATTTCTATCTGAGAAACCCCATAATCCCATTCCATTTGGTCAGGGAATTTATGTTCTGGTTTGGTTTGTGCATTTCCATAAGCTGTCTCTTTCCCAACCAAAACTATTGTATTGTGTCTACTCTTTGACATCTTTCACCTCTCTCTTTGGTTTACTTACTATTTTCATTTTAACTAATTGGTCATGAACATCATCTGGCACATCTGCACCATCATATACTTTATATGATTTACCGTCTTTAGTGTGCCATTCTCTAGGCTTTATACCTCTTTTAAGTTCGACTTTCATATTTACCTCGCACTCTTAAATTGAACCTCGAAATTTATAATCCTTAATGATAAATTGTCCGCTGTTCCTGCTACCTGATTGTTTAAGAAATTATCATCATCGCCCACCATAACATTTAATAGCTTAACACATTCAGCAGTACCGTTTAATGAAACATCATCAAGTATAACATCTTCAATAGAAGCCTGTAAATCATAGGCATTCTGTATTCTACTTACATATTTATTAGTAAACAAGAATACGCTAACTTGCATAACTCGCCACACGATACCGTTTTGTTGCATATCTTCAAGCAATTCCTCATTGCCACCCTTAATTAATGTGGCTGGTAGATTATTGCCTATCTTGTGGAAATCGGGAGTAAACCCTACAAAATTAATATCTTCTATGGTTTCAAGGTATGTTTTAATCTGGTTTAAAATAGCTGTTTGCTTATTTACCATTTTGTTATAATCTCCACTTCTTTTGAAATCCTATCATAAATATAGTTTCTATCTGATGTCGAAAGCTCAAAAAACTCAAACTTTGGCTGTTTACCTTCACCAAGAGTATGTATTCTTGCTTTTTTACGTTGAAAAGCATCTGGAAAGTATATCTTTGCACCATATTGAGTTTTACGAACAGCCATATCATTAAGCATATCACCATAAAAGCTCATATTACGTATTGGTTTGCGCCCCTTACTTGCTTTATAAGTTGCATATTTACTATTAAGCTTTACTCCAGGAGATCCTTGATAATCAACGCCACGCCTTGTTCTTCTTGCTATTCTATTCCTAACCTGTGAAGCTACCTTGACAACACTCTTATCAAGCTTATCAAAATCCCTACTCATTTTTCGGAATCCGTTTATAACACTTCTATTGCTCATCTGGTAAACCCGCCAGCTGCAAAAGTATCGTTTTTATATTCATCTGCTTCTTCATCTTGGTCATAATCCATATTTTTAAGAGCCCAAACCCTATTAAGTTCTTCATCATATCTGGTCTTATATAGTCTTGATTTAACCCAGAAATAACTGTCCGTGTCACCCTTGGCTAAATCCTCATAGATTAATTGTAGGGTTTTAAAATCACTCGCTAAATTAAATATCTCAAGATTGATAATTAAATCTTTAACATCTTCACCGGCTTTAAAATCGATGTATTTACCAAAACCAGTTTTAAGTAATCTTAGCTCTACATCAGAACCCATTATTGTCTTTGCTAAATCTATTTTATCGTTCCAGTCAGATGAAGTTAAATCGTTTATTTCCTGCTCCCACTTTGCTATGGTAGTAGTTGTGCTAAAAATTGTATTGCCCCAGCTCATATCCCCTCCGTCTGCTGTTATATAGGTCGGTTCACCGTAAGTGCTAAAATTCTCATCGCCATCAATGGCATAAAACTGATAATAAAAATCTCCTGTTGTATAGTGTGTAAAAGTCTCATCAGCCCCAGAATAACTATTTTACTTAGTTTTAGCATTTTTAGACTTCCCTTGGGTAGTCGTTTTTCTTGTAGTTTTAGGAATAGCTTTCTTGACTTCTTTGCTTATATAAAGCTTCAAATCACCGACCGATATGATAAAATTCTTACCAGTATCTGGTTCGGTAACCTCTATTACATAATCATCAGTTATTGTATTAAGTTTTTTTAACATCTTTCCTCCAATTTAAAGGGCGGGGCAGGAAGCGAATCCCCGCCCCTATTTCATCTCTATACCGCAGCACAGAGAACAGCATCTACCTTTTCAGAACTTTCGTCTGCGTCAGTAGTGTATTTCAGTTGTACGTAAGTATGTCCCAGAGCATCAAGTAGCTTCTCAGGGATTGGTATTTCAGCAATTAGGTCACCAGCGGAGAACGCTAGCTCGCCGTCAGCACTTGTTTTATGCAGTGCGTAAATGTGTGCATTTGTTTCTGCTGTACCACCACCATAAGCCACCTTGCCTCCTTCATTATCAACAGAGAAAGGAGCTATTGCGCTTGCAGCTGTATCAGAACTATAACTTTCAAGCTCAATGCTGAATGCCTGTCCAGTTGCAATAGTAATATCTGTGTTAGCAAACACATAAATTACCTGTCCATAGTTAGTTCCTTTGCCTACATACGCCATATTAGTAGAATCAACTGTTGTTGCGTTTGGCAATGCTTGGGCATCGGAAAGTTCTTTGATTATTGTGTATCCGTATCTTGCGTCACTCATAATTCCCCCTTAATCCAATACATCAGTTTCAGTTGAAAGGATATTCTCATCCAATACGATTGGAATACCGTTCCAAGCTTCAACTCTGCGGTCGTAGTTGTTACCAGCTGGAATCATTTCCAACTTGCCATCTTTTAGTTTGTTCAACATTCTGCGACCATTTCTGTTGCAATAGAGGAATGTGTTAGTTGGGGCAGCGTTAACGTAGTCCAATAACAAGTCCATGTTGTCAGCAGTAGGTCTATTATTATCAGCGTCCTGAATCTGTGTGTAAGCTGCTATATTCTTGCTGTCAAGAGCTTTCAATGCAGAATAACTGTCATAGAATCCTTGATATACAAGTTTCTTAGCAGCAGTAGTTGTGTTAGTTACTTCCATAACTGGTTCACCGCCATTTACATAGCTGAACTTGATAAATTCACCAGCTGACATATGATTAGGATTGAATAACATAGAACAAACACCTGGTCTCCAGCGAACAGCAAAGATAGTAGTTCTACTACCACTAGCCCCACCAGCCTGAATAACCTTACCGTTACGTCTAGCTATTTGGTGGAATCCGTCAAACCCGCTCTCATCGCCAAATGTGGAGTTTACACCATAGATAACTTGTTTAGCCAAGGTTTGTCCCAGACCTTCTAAGAAGGCAGGAGATTGGTTGCGGAAGAAGGCTTCTTTACCCCCTGGATAAGAGTTTACGATTTCGATTGGTTCTGATTGAATAGCACGCATCAGTTTCAGGTCAGTTTGCACAATTTCGTCATCAACGGTCTGGTCGGTTGTGCTTCCGCCAGGTTGAATAAAGCTACCGGATGGTACGGCGCTTACCTTTTTACCTACATCCCACGCATTATGAGAAGCACCCTCAAAAAGGGCTGTGTCCAATATACCAGACGCATTAAGCAGGCTGTCTATAAGAGCAGGGTCTTGTGCGCTAAATCCAGTAATTACTTTTCTTAAAGTTGCATTAGCCATTGTTTACCTCATTTTACTTTAAATATGTCTTTGTGTTGCGAATCTGAGCCGCCTTTAGGTGACTTGTCTTTCTTTAAATCCGGGTTTTCTTTATCAAAAAAACCGATATCATTGTAAATATCGAACATACTGTTGTTAGCTTCTATATCTTCTGGTTTAAGCTCATCAGTCATGTTAAATTTACCTATGATTTTATCGATCTTCTCTTTACGAGGGTCAGTCTCATCTACGTTCAATAACTGTTTCCGTTGTTCCCATAGCTGTTTCTGTTTCTCATTTTCGGACTTTTTCCATTCTTCATATTTGGTTTTATATGTTTCCATATCTTTTAGTTGAGAGTCTTTCTGCTCAACCTTAGACTGCAGTCCCTCTAACTCAGACTTAACTTCTGCCAAATCAGCCTTCAATTCATTACGTTGCTTGATTACTTCATTGAATCTATCAGTAGGTATGCCTTCAGTTTTTTGCGAGCCTGCGCTCGAAATGGCACTCTCTACCGCATCCATAATCTCACTACGTATTTGCTCATCTTCAATTTTCTTGATTTTGTCTTTCCAACTCATTTTATCTATCCTCCTATTCATTTTAACGTCTTGTGTGACGTGGAGTTAAAATACTTCTTTATATTTCTTATCTGTTATGAAAAAGTTATGCTGGCAATTCCAGCGGGGTTCTGTGTGTGGATATAAACCACCAGACTGGAATAACTTCTTTTCTTCATCTGTGAAGTAAGGTGCGCCCTTTTTCTGCGTCAAAGCCCAAATACATTCAGCGTGGCTGTTAGCTTGTAATGGTGCGCCTGCATATTCCCAAATGTCGTCCTTTTCTTCGCCAAAGCCTATCTCTTCTGCGATGTTGTCTTCTACATTCTGCCTGAACTCACGCCTGATAGTTCTTAGCTGTGTAAGTGCTTCGTTTTTGAAACGCTCAAGGTCGTTGTCTATATCAAGCAGCAATTGTGAATAACTCTTGCCTGTAATAACACTATCGAATATCTTTTGCTTGACGCTGGGAATAAGCTTCGAGCTTACAGTTTGCATTTTACCATAATCTAGCCTTAAAAGTCCGTCTAATGTCTGTTTGGTTGTCATTCCAAATTCATCTATCGAGAAATTAGCCAAACGTTCAGCTATGTATTTCTTGTTTTCAGCAACTGCCTTAGCTGCTAATGTATAATAACCAGATTCTTTCAATGCTGCTGATAACTCAAGCTGTGAGCGAATAGCAAGGTCTATATTCTTATTGTTCTCAATAATAATACCACCGTTCATATCAAAATTTAAAGCAGATTTAATTTCTCTATTTAAATCCTCAATTACCTGCTCTATCCTTCTGTCAAAGTCTATCATTCTTCCTCAGCCAATGCCGCTGTTAGCTCATCTGGTTGCAACCTTGCATTTTCAGCCTGTCTCTGTTGAACAACTTCCATAGCCTCTTCACGGGTAACTAAATTGGGGTCATGTGCTAATTCATAATCAACTAAATTAGCTGTGTTGTTGCTAAATTTTAAAGCCCAAGCACGTTCTTTATCAAGCTCGCTTTCGGAGAAGTGAAGCTCACCATAGTTAATAGTGATGTCGCCCGATATATTGTACACACCTATTTCTTTGTATAAAAATAAAACCAGTTTAAGCATTTTTTTAATCGGCTTAGTATAATATTTACGCTTCCTGCGGTTGATATCTAATATTTTCTGCATTGACAATGCTAGCTGATAGCCCGAAGTCGCACTGTCGCCAGTGATATTTGCCTTGCTTATACCCTTTGCCATCGCTAGCTTTTCATATCTATCATGAATCAAATCTTTTAGCTCTTTGAGAGCCTCTTTTGGGTTAACATATTTAGCATCTCCCAAGTCACCATTCATGCTTGGTGGTATATTGAGGAATAACGATCTCCCCTTTTTAAGCTCTTTATGATTCTCTGCTTCCATACCTATTGTAACTAACTGAGGAATATTATAAGCCTCTGCCATTGCCAGGTCGGTACGTCTAAGGTCGATTGCGATTGACTTGTCAACTATAAACGACCCGCCTTTATACCACACCGAGTCGTCCGGCAGATAGTCACGGAACATTGTAACTGGCATTTGCTCGAACTTGGGTGCGTCCTCGTAGTATTCAACAGAATCTGGTATCACCTTACCGTTCGAATTAACTTCACAGTTGAACTTTCTCGCATAGCTGGCAGTGTTACCATCGAAACCAACTATACCAGGCACTTCCCAACAATCGTATAAATCTATTCTGCTTCTGGCTGGTGTATTCTCTTTCACTCCCACCTGGTAATAGAATCTTATAAATTCTGTAGGGTCGTTGTCGTCCTGTTCAACGAAACACTTTTCAGGCGTTACAATTCTGAGCTTGACCGGCTCTTCTTCTTTCCCTGTTAAAAACGGCACAACTGCAACGTCTCGTAATAGCTCAACGTATTTGTTTAAGTTTTCTAATAGTATGTGTATATCAATCTCTTCTAATATCTCATTGAACGCTTCTTGCGTCTTTTCACTGCCTTCTATCTTTATATCAGCATCTTCGGCAAAGATAAGGCTAATGTCGTTTATGAGCCGTGAAGTAGCGCCCTCAGATTCAATGAACTTGCATAACTCTTTAGCGTCCTGCGGGCTCATCATCCCTTTTATCATTTCGTTCAAATAATCCCGATAAATACCTCGATAAAAGTCTAAATACATCTCTGCTAAAAGACGTCTCTCCATATCGTTACGCCACTTTGCGATAACCTGTCCGTTTTGAATTATCATCTATTCCACCCATTTTGTTTGTAAACGATTCCATTAAATAATATATACCCTAAAGCATCTGTAATATGCACGTATGGCTTTCCTTCTGCTTCCATATCCTTGACGATGTTCCCGCTCTCATCACGTTCAACCCTTGCAAAGTCCGCTATTGTGTTAACACACCGAGGATGCACAAAATACCGTTCTTCACCTTCCATCGGCTTCATGGCTGAGTTGACAGCGTTCAATCTATCACGTTGCAATGGATTACTCCTTGCGGCTCTAACACGGAACCCGAACTTCTTAATTGTTTCCAAGTCTGTTATCGGTGCTCCAGAATGCCGAGCTGCTCCGGTTGCGTCTGGATAGACAGTCACGGGATACTTGCCATCTCTGTTCTTTTCTAATCTGTATTTGTTGACTATCGCTTGACACATCTCTATTGTGTTACTGTTCCTTAGAACGGTCTCTCCGTGCTGGTAGTATTTGTTGTTGATGATGTGTCCCTCTACTGCACACATCGGGTCAACATTGAAGTCCATCCCAACGTCAACCTGCATGCCCTTTTCATAATCAAAATCATCTCTGATATTGGAATTACTGAAAGCATAATAAGCAAGCCCAGCCATGCCCTCGAAGCTAGCCTCATACTCACGCTTGAATGTAATCTCGTCTAAATCTTTTTTAGTCTGAGATATTTCGCTGGCTGGCAACACATCTGCACTGAACCAGCTATGATAGCTCCACTCCCCGTTTTCTGCATATGCACCCTTGCCAGCCGCTGGCTTCGGTAGCGAGCCACCCGAAGCATTCAAACACAAATCGTGGAAATGGTCTTTCCCTTCCGGCACACCGACTATGAAAGCAAAACCAGCATTGTCTGATAGTGTTGGTCTAATGTTCGATTGCCAAGCTCCCTGCTTCACATCTGAAATCTCTGTAATCTGCACACCCTTGATTGGTGGCTCGGTGATCCCTTCCACACGTTCAGGTCTGTCCAGCCCAGTCACCCACAGCACACTGTCGTTCAACAGCTTAATTTTCAGCTCCGAGTGGCTTACGCTCTTGCGAAACAGCTTCGTATCTCGCA